ATTTGGGCTTTAAAAAGTTTGCCTTGACAGACTCTTGTCTTTGCTTGGCTTGTCGTTCAATGTCGTTGAATGCTTCATCTTCTTCAGTCATGGTCAACCTCGTTTTGAAGTAAGTAAAGCACCCAAATAAGGATAACCCCAAATGCAATCACGATAAATGCACCAAAAGCCATCAACATAAAAGTTACGAATACATCCCACATTAGACTGCCCTCCATTCACGCTCATTGCGACCCGATGAAGACTTTACATTCCAGCCTGTCAACCGAATCAGGTTCATCTTCTCCAACTCGTTTAAACGGCGTGAGACTTGATTTCTGTCTAACCCGCTATGTTGTGCTATCCCATCCTTACCAAGCGCACCATGAGCCTTTAAACAGTCCACAATGATGCTGAAATGCTTGGATGCCAAGTCTTTTGCGGCATCAGCGGCTTCATAGCTAGTTATTGGGTCGGAAGTCCTAACCCTGTTGAAGATTGGCAAGTCAAAGAACTTCTTTACACCGCCACCAAAATGTGTTTCATCTAATAAACTCATCATTCACTCCTATCAAGTTGGTGGGTACTCACTTACGTTTTCCCCGTTGGTTTACATCAGAAAGGCAGGTCTTCATCCATGTCTTCAATGGAAGACTTCTTCTTTGGTGAGGAAGTATTAGCTTCTTCTTTGGGACTTACTGCAAGACCCATGAATTTGCCTGATTTACCCTCTTTAATCCAAGCTGAGAGCCAGTAAGACTGACCATCAACTGTGATGTTTCCCTTGTAATCGGGCTGGTTGCCTGTCTCTTTTTTGTCGTTCTTAAAAAGTACACCTGAATTGTCACGCTGTTCCATATTTACACCTTACTTTTGTTGAACTTACTTTTGTTGAAATTTAATACATTATTCATCCAATTACTATCATCAAAATTTTGAATTAAATTTTGAATTTCAGATTCTCGCCATACGCAAATTCTTGGCGAAAGTTTAATTCCTTTTGGAAAAACCCCGCTGTCAATGCCCGCATACCATGCCGTTTTACCAATTGGGATAAGTGCTGGAATGGGTGGATTGGCTTTAGCATCACCAATAATTTGCGGTAACCGTAAAAAAGCATCTTTCATATTTACACCTTGATTTCATTGAGTTTTTTAACCTTGTCATCCACTTCCGCAAGAAACTGGATAACCTCTTGTTCGAGTTCTGCAATATACCTATCATTGCGCTCGATTCTTTTGATGAACAGTTGTAGGTGTTCAGGCATTCGTGGGTCGAAACTCACGAAGTCGCACCAACTTCTATCTGCACATCGCATCTGCCATTGCATTTGATCGTAATATTTCTTTGCTGGTTCATCTCCCAAAATGGTATCAATGTGGGTTGCTGTATTGGGACACTTGATCTCTAGGCATCCATCATCACCCACCAAGCCATCAGGAGAGGCGGCAGACATAGGAATACTAGGATGGTCAATAGCACCCACCTGATCGACCATATTTCCTGTTTTAGCCTCGTATGCGGCACGAGCAAAGGGTTCATTCTCAATTCCCCATTCCATAGCCGCATTGGTGTATGACTCTGCTACTTGGTTTGTCATACGCTCGACTACCAGTTGAGCCATGTAGTTAGCCCTGCTGGTGCTGTAACCTGACTTAGTTTTGGCAACAATGTCAGAGATACGAGATGCAGTAGCTTTACCGCAACGCTGTTTAAACCATTCGGCTGTGCCTTGTTCAATATCGCTCATGCTTCCCTCGCTTTCATGTGAACTTCAACCTTTGCTGATAAGTAGGCGGCATGAGCTTCGTGTTCAGTTTCATAGCATCCAAGATGTTTCCACCTATTGCCAAATCTTATTTGCGCTTTCCAGCGGTTGCCGTCTTTGCTATAACCCTTTACAAATCTTCGATTTTGTTGATTGACGCTTTTTGTTACATCACGAAGGTTTGCAATTCGATTGTCATCCTTAATGCCGTTAATATGGTCAATTTCTGCAATTGGCATATTGCCATACATATATAGCCAAGCCAAACGATGCGCCTTGTATGTTTTTCCTACAACTCGAATGCAAATATATCCTTTTGCATCTTTCCCGCCAGCTATATCACCAGCTCGCACTTTTGTATTTAAACTAATTTTTCGTGTAAATATTCCTGTATCCTTATCATACAAAAGATTTTCTAACAATTCTTTTTGAGTAATCATTTTTCCTCCCTTGCACAAAGCATTGCGTCTGCGTACCGATATTTAGCTTGGTCACGTGTGTAATACACAGTCTCACTAAATCTTAAATTTCCAAGTCCGTCTTTTCTTGGTACTTCTTTTATTTTTCTACCTGTTTGGTATTCTTTTACGTCATCATCCGTAGCTTTTGCCGCAAAGTAGTCCCGTAAGGTCATTCCATATTCGTTAAGCAACCCGTCTGGAAAGGCTTGTTCTACTTCACTCATTTCAATGCTCCTTTACGCTTTTCTTTGGCATCAATCACTTTTTTCTGCCAATTTTTATCACCAGCGCAAGCAGAGTAAGCAGTGCTGTATACATTTTTGAGTTCCTCTAAAGTTGTTGTAGCTTCAATAGCCGCCAAGTGGTCAATCATCATGCCTACATCTATATCTGAACCTGAGTCACCTTCAGGCAAATCTTCTCCAGCATACAAATATAAAGCGAGTCCATGCAACGACAATGCTTTAGTCATGCACCGCATGATGGCGGTATTGACTGCAAATGCGTCAGGGTTAGGGATAGCTTTATTGCGGTAGTCCATTACTGGAAGTTGGCAAGTCATTGATTTGCGGAACATGGTTACTGTGACGAACACCATTGCTGTGCCGTTGATGTCCATGAAACATTTATCGCCAAACATCTCCACTTTGAAGGTAGCATCTTCATCAGCTTTGAGTGCTTCAGCCCACGCCCACGCCCATGAAAGATACGACAAGCCACCTTTCTTCTCTGTATGCTCGTTGACGTTTGTTGAAAGCATTTTTTTAATTGCTTCTTTTCTGTCAACCAGTGTTCCTATCTCTAGTTTCGTCATATTCACTCCTGTTTAAATTTTTGAAATGTTTTTAAAATGTTTGTGTTGATTGAGTCCGTATATACAAACTCTGATTTCTTGTCAGTCGCTCTTTTGGTTGGGTACACCTTTCTGTAAGTTGAAGATTGTTGATGCAATGGAGAATTGGGTATCAAAGTCAAAGTCTGCAAGTTTGAACCAATTTCCTGAACATGAGCAAATCGGTAGAGTCGCAACTTTAGGTTTCGTGCAAAACTGGCAAAAATATTCATCTTGGTTTTCCTCTAAGATTGCGGCGATTGTGTGTTTGAGTTTCATCTGTTCCCCTTGTATTCGTCTCTGAGCCATAGAGTTCGCAAGATACGCAGTTCATCATCAGAGTCAATAGATGGGGTCTTGATGATGCTATACAGGGCAAGTTCAGCCCTACGTTGCATCTTGTTCTCTATACGCTCTTTGATGAAGTGTTGGGCATACTCCCAATCGTCTGATTTGATGGCTAGAGGGATAGCCACAGAGCCTTGAATGGCATCCATAATGTCGTCATCGTTGAGTTGCTGGTAGGCTTCCCAAATGGCTTTATTAGAGGCAGTCACGGCTAATCTCCTCAATCTGTTTTTCAATTGATTTAGATTCCTTGCTGGAGAGGTCATCAGTTATGTCAATTCGCTTGTCGCCTACCATAAGGTAAGCCGACCAAATGAACTTATCGTAGACTCCCTCATCGGGAGAGTATTCGGGGTCATATTCCCATTCAACCCAAGTCTTAATGTCGATCTCAAGATCGCAAAAATCTATATCGAATTCCATGTTGAAGCCTTTCAAAGTGTTGGTAAAGAACTCGTAGTGTGTCACACTTCTTAGTGTTGAACACTAGGATAAACCCTAATTGTGGTTTCTGTATAACACTACACAATCCATCCCCTATGCCACGCCCTAAAACTGAAATGACCAAAAGCGGCAAGACCATTGCCGTAAGAGCCACTTTGAGCGAGTGGAATGAGTTTAAACGACTTGGAGGTGCTAAATGGTTGCGACCATTTTTAGCTAAATCCATTCAAAAACATCAACAACAGAAAAAAACTTGATATAATTATTTTAAGCACGGCTAGGGTAGCTCCCGAAAAGACGATTCTTTCACCGTCCTGCCATTAGTGTTTAAGTGAAAGTGACCCATGAAAGTAGGCACAGATGGCGACTCTTACGCTAAAAAAACCCAAGCCAACGCTTGCGGCTGAAAAACCAATCATCAATTTAATCGGCAAATTTGCTGTTATGCGTCATGCGAGAAGCACCCATAGCATTAGATTTACTTGTGTTCACGACACTTACGAACTGGCAGGAAAAGAAGCTAATCGCTTATTGCTGGATTCTCCAACAGAGCGATTCTTAATCGTTTATGTCGCTGGTGGGGTGGAATAATGCACTACTACAAACGAAATATTGGCGACTATGCAAAGAAAGCTGGTCGGCTAACTATGCTTCAGCACGGTTCGTACACGCTTCTCATTGATTCGTGCTATGACCGTGAAACATTTCCCACATTAGAGCAAGCACTTGAATGGACTTGGGCATCAACAGAAGCGGAGGTTGAGGCTGTAAAGTTTGTTTTATCTAGGTTTTTCAAGCTGGATGATGATGGCTGTTATGTGCAAGACCGCATCCTTTATGAGTTGCTTGAATACCACGGCAAAGCAGATACAAACAAACGAATCGCTATTGAAAGAGAAACGAAACGTAGGGAAAAGAGCACGAACCGTGAACAAGTCGTACACGAACCTCCACCTAACCATAAACCACTAACCATTAACCAAGAACCAATTAAAGAGCGCACAAGA